ATGGGAGTTCTGCTTTGGACAATGCAGAATGTAATTGAATATATAATCAAGTGGTAAGCAATTAGTATCTCTTACGTTACGTTAAGTCTTTACGTAGTGAAGACTTAACTAACTTAGAGATACTTAGGAAGATGAGAATGAAAAAGTTTAGCCAAAAAGATGTGGAACATTACATAAAAGATATGAACAAGGGTATTGATAACCATTTTGGAATTTGTGAGGAGTATCCTACTTATAATGATCAGGTTAATGGATTCTTAATTGATGAGTTATATGGGGACACTACAGCAAGAACATTAGTTCTACAGGTATTAGAGTTTTTAAAGATTGATATGTCTCCTTCTCTAGCTTATGCAATGGGCTGGAGCTGGAAAATGGATCAACGGCAACGCAGTTAGTCTTTCACGTTTTAAAGCCCTTTACGTAGTGAAGGGCATTTAAAACTTAGAAAGACTTAGAGAGTTTTCAACAAAACTAAAGGAGAGCAACATGAGTTATCAAGAAATAGAAAGTGAGATATTTACAGCAGGTTCTGTGGATCTATTCGATCCATCTATATCTATAGTTGATCACCCTGATCAAGCTGTAGGGATCGGTGAGATAGATATAGATTATTCTGAAGAATAGTTCTAAGTCCTGGGTAAGACTATAAAGTGCCTCTAATCAATAAATAAGGAGATTACCATGCGTAAAATTGAAGAAAAAATGAATAAAGCAATACGTTCTAGAGAAAACTTTAAGCTAGATAATACTGAAGTCTTTATAAGTGATACTGGTACAGCTCATGTATATCTACATGATAACTTGATAGCTTCATTTACTTCTAGTGATATGACCTTTCATAGTGATTGTGTTTCATGTGGAACTTGGAAAACTAGAACTACTAAAAGTAGATTAAACGCTATGCTATCTGAGTTTCATAATGAGCTAAGGATCTTTCAGAGAAAAGGAGAATGGTATATAGACACTCCTTATGGCTGGATAGCTTGGGACTTACATTCTATTAGAGTCTTTAATCATCCTACAGTAGGTAAGGTTATTTATTACTACGATACTCAAGCTGGTAGGGTATTTACTCAAACAATCGGCAATGCCGCTTAGTATTACTTACGTTAAAGCCCTTTACGTAGTGAAGGGCATTTAACTTAGTAATACTTAAAGGAGAAAGTTTTATGGCACATTTAGTTTCCCCAATAGATGAGGATACAACAGACGATAATTTAGAAGTCTTTTGTTCTGATTACTGCGCTCAAACAAGTTCAAACTACAATGGGTGGAATGGCTGTCATGAGGTTTCTCATGATCAACCCTGCAAGAACTGTAATCAGATTATAAAAGGTATAGAAGAGGAAAAGTAACAACCAACACTAAATTAAGGAGAAACAAATGGATAATGTATTAGTATTAGAACACTTTGTATCTTTTGGAAATAATCATTTCTATCCTAAAAATGATGTAGCAGAAAATATATGTAAGTTTAAAAATCAAAAGTCTTTAACTATGGATAATGTTTTAGAGTTAAAAAAACAAATGGGCTATGAAGTTCAAATGTATGCAAAGTCTTTTGAAGAAATTTGCAATGCTCCGCATCCTTATCGTCCATAATATCTCTGATATATCTCCATTATATATCCATAATATTAGCATAAGATGTGCTATAAAGATTAAGAGTTTCTATCTCCCAAGGGGTGAGGGTAGCATCCTATAAGTATTATCTAATAGAAACTCTTTTTGTTCATGGATTAGATAATACATCTACCCACTTTCAACTAAATTAGGAGTCTTATATATGTCTGAAAAGAAATACTGGTTAAAAGAAGATGAGTTCGAGAAAGAAGATGGTAGTGCAATCATAGTTGAATATGACTATGAGATAGAGTCTTGCCAGGATTATCATGGTGATCAGTGGGCCGAAGCTCATCTAAATCCCCATAGATATTGGCTAACTAATTGGGACAGTGGAGCCAAAGATAGTGATCCTATAGATTGTAAAGGTAAGACCTTTAAAGATCTAGGAGTAACAGATGAAGCTGTAAATGATATTGCAGAACAGATTGTAGCTGAAGGTAAAGCTATGGCTATGGAAGAGAAAGCTGACCTAGCTTATGAAGATCAACTAACTAATGAGGAGAAACCATTTTGAATGAAGTAATGATACAAATGTCTAAAGCTCTAGGTATGAGAGAGATCCAGAATAGAGTTCTAAAGTTTATAGAAGATAGATCGGATCATTTTACTAGATCGGAGATCATACTATTTCAAGATCTTAATAATATTATAGAAGATATGTGTGATACTCAGTTAAAGAAAGCAGAAAAGCTACAAAAGAAATCAAAAGGAGATATTAAATGATTAAATTATTATTAATAATATTACCTCTAACATCCATAGCTCATCATAATGATGAAGCTATGGACATAAATAATGGTAAAGTATATGAAATAAATAAAGGTGTATTAGAGAATGAAGTAGAATTATATGACTATGAAACTAATACGTATCAATACTACGAAATTAATGATACTAAAGAATGGGATAGTTATAAAGAATTAGAACTCTATAATACTAATGACAACTCTTATAAACATATTGAGATTGAAAAGTAATTACAGCTATAGGGCGTTAGCTGATTTAAGTCCTAGTGTATATTTTATCACCTTAGTATATGACTAGGACAACGCCCACCACAACTAATTAGTCTTTCAAGTTTTAAACCCTTTAACGTAGTGAAAGGGATTTAAAACTTAGAAAGACTTAGAGAGAACCGAAACCAACAGGAGATACAATATGACTAAAATTATTTTAGATTTTCCAAGCGGTACTAAAACTATAGATATACCTAGAGATAAACCTACTGAAGTACCTACTGATCTACAAGATATGGGTACTCCTAGTAGTCCTTATGAACATCTAGGCTATGGTGCTGCAGACTTTGATATAGCTAAGTCTGATCTAACGTATGTAGATCGTGAGGGAAAAGTACATACCTCTAGTAAACATACTATATATAGAACTGATACTGGTGCAGAGCTTGGTGTTCATGGAAAGAACTATGCCAACATAGAAGAGCTTTCTTACAAAAGAATGATAGATAATCAGAGAAACATATTAGATTTCTGTGATCTAAATACTTTAGATATGAAAGAAGATATAGCCATTAGTGGTAATGGTAAGAGATTATTTCTTACTCATACACTACCTAATGAAGTTCTAAGAACACCCGATGGTGATACTGCAAATCTATCTTTTCTTACTGCAGCTTCACTTGATAGTACAGCACCTTTTACTATGACAGTAGGGGCAGAACAAAAGTTCTGTACCAATGGTCAACTATTTATAAATAATGCAGCTATGCTTTATAGAAACAAACACAATAAACAGTTGAGAATAGATGAAGGTGCTAGATTAATTCTAAATGCTACTGAGATATGCCAAAAGGAATTAGAAATGTGGCATACATGGCATAGCTTAGAAGTATCTAACATAGATGCTATGAAGATATTAGCTAAGGTAGCTAAACATAAAAGCCTGATGAGCGCCTTAAGTTCTAAAGGTATGGCAGCTTTATTTGAAGAAGAAGTAAAGTATGGCTCTGCTTTTGGTTACTTATTAAACAAGTGGAATAAAGACTATAGAGGTAGGTTAGGCCAAAATATGTGGGCTTTATATAACACTATTACAGATTGGATTACTCATGCTCCAGCCTCTAGAAAAGATTATGAATCTAATATATCTAAGATTCAATCTGATAGAAGAGAAGAAGCTAAGAAAGTAATTAAATCTGAGTTCCCTGTTGCTCTAGCAGCATAGGGATATGGTCAACTTATACATATTTAGTTTCAATATATTCTTGTTTGCTAGTTTTCCTGATATGGAAAGTTGTCTACAAACAAGAGAACTCTTGATGCTTAAAGAGTTCTATAGGCAAGACTTTGAACTGGTATGTATAAAAGTAGAACCAACTACAGTTTATTGGGGTATGCCGTTTTAGTAATAGGACGGCTCCACCAGATGCTTGAGATAGGCAATACTTATCACTCTGCCCCATTTATTTCTATTATGTGGAGCTGAAAACGCATAATAGAAATGAGCCAGGGCATATCTTTATTTGTATTATTCCTCCTTATAAAGATGTGTTGGTTGAGCCTTGACCCTAGCCAAGGTGGCTCAAAGCTAGGGATTTATTTATTAACTTAAAGGAGAACTATCATGGCAGTAAAAAGAGCATTTATGGATCTAACTGAGTCTCAAGCAAAGGAGATAGAACTATATCAACAGCATTTAAAAGATCTTTATCCCCACCAAGTAGTATCTAGGAGTTGGGCAATTAGAGAAGTTTTTGCAAGTGGTCTTAAAACAGTTCAATCAAGGAATGATTTTATTACATGGCGTAAAACTAAAGCTAACGTAGAATCTTCTAATGAATAAAGATCACCTATGTTTAAACTGCAGAAAGCTCTGTGGAATAACTAAATATCACGATGACTATTGGGACTCAAATGAAATCATAGGTCAGTATAGTCATGCTGATATCTGGTCAGATAATCTAGCAGGTTATAAGAGCTTATGCTGTAGAGATACTGCAGTTAAAGTAACTGCTGACCAACAAAAGCTGTTGATGAAAACAGGAAAGATGAGAGCTTAGTCTTTCAAGTTTTAAACCCTTTAACGTAGTGAAAGGGATTTAAAACTTAGAAAGACTTAACAGAAAAGGAGAACGCAATGCAGATTCTTAATCTACGGATGCACGATGTAAACCATATAGACTTTAATACTATGCCTGATGAATCAGGAGAAAGTACATACTTAAATATTACTATTCAATCTCCTGATGATTCGATTGATATATTGGTGTCAGCAGACAAGCATCTTAAGCTTACTGGTAAATATGTGCTGGAATCATTCTTGGTAGAGAATGGAGTTGATATAAGTATTAAAGATGGGAGCGCACTTAATGGAAAGTAAAATCATAACCAATACATTTGAAGATATAGTATCCAAACGAGACTTCTTTCTAACACCTAAAAGATCAGATAAGTTTAAAGCTTTTATGTATGTAGATGGCTGGAGATATTGTTCTATAACAGTAGGTAGTAAAAGAGGAAAGATTAAACCCTTACATGGTAACTATACTACTAAGACTATGACTATTAATAAGCTTAAAGAAGAATTGTATTCGACTTATGAAAGAGCTGTCAACTTTGTTGTAGGTAGATTAGATCGTAAACCCCGAAACTGGAGGAGACTTTATGGATTAAGATAAGAACTTGACACTGTATATTCATTGATGTAAATTTTATTTCTAACTTAATAAGGAGAAACAATATGGCTACTGTTACAGGTATAGCCTACTGGGCTTCAATTCGCCACCCTAATACTCGATTCGATCCTAAGTTCTGTTGTGACTTAGTAGTTGATGAAGAGGATGCTAAAGACTTTAGATCTAGAGGATTTGATGTTAAAGAGAAAGAGCATGGCCCTACTCTTATATTCAAGCGTAACCAATTCAATAAGAAAACTGGACAACCAAACTCTATTCCTAAGCTGAAAGATAAGTATGGTAAAGATGTAGATGTTGAAGTTGGTAATGGTTCTAAGGTTAGAATCCAATACCAAGAATGGAATTCTAATTGGAATGGTCAAAACTTTCAGGGATTAGATCTTCAAGGTCTACAAATACTTGAGCTAGTAGAAGTTGATAGAGTACCAGATGGTGAAGAGCTAGAAGCTTTGGTAGAACCTTCAGAGGGTGATGATGATGAGTTAGGAGCTGTAGTATGACCGATGTTAAAGTTGCATCTTACTTAGCTTCTACTGGTAAACGCTACGATATAAACAAGCTGCAAAATGAAAAAGCTGCTCTACTATATGTGGCGTTAGATACCTGTCAGAAGAGATATAATCTCTCAGCTCAAGAGACTCTTATCTTAGGTGCTTCCAAAAGCCAACTTCAACATGACTTAGAAGTTTTATTAGACGATAAAGCTTTAATAGAAGAGTCTACTTAGTAGTCTTTTCTAGTTGTCCAAGGGTTTGAGTCCTTCGGTTCTCCTTTCCCTGTTGACCTGTTTGGCTAGTACAGGGGACACAACTAGCCACTTCAATTAAATAAAGGAGATTACTATGGGATTTGTTTCAAGAAGGATGCCCTGTTGGGATGTAGGATGCGGTAGCTCAGATGGAGTTGCTGTTAATGAAGATGGATCAGCTAAATGTTTTTCAGGTAATCATGCTACACATGGAACTACTAACTCTTATGTTAGGAACTATGAAGAAGCTATGGGTGGCGTGGCTCCTACTATGAGAACAACACCAAGTTCTATTCCCAAAAGAAGTAACTACAGTAATGATTCCGATATACGTAATGCAGAATATTCTAGTCTTACAGATCGCAGTATTAGTTTAGAGACAGCTAAGTTATATGGAGTCAAAGTAACTAAAGATGCTGCAGGTTCTTTATGCAAACACTTCTATCCTTACTATCGTGGTAGTGAGGTAGTAGGTCATAAGATAAGAAAGATAAATGAAAAGCAGTTTAGCTGGAGTGGTGATGCTAAAGAACCACAACTATTCGGCCAGCATCTAGTTCAGAAAGGTAGTAAAGCATTGACCATTACAGAAGGTGAATGTGATGCCATGGCAGCTTATGAGCTGATGGGTAGAAGGTTTCCAGCAGTATCCTTACCCAATGGTATCGGAGCTGCTGAGAGAGATATACGTAACAATATAGAGTTTGTTGAGAGTTTTGAATCTATCTATCTATCATTTGATAGTGACCAGCAGGGCAAAGATAAAGCAATCAAAGTAGCTAAGTTACTTACTCCAGGCAAAGTAAAGATACTTACTTATCCAGAAGGATATAAAGATGCTAACGATATGCTCAGGGCAGGGCAGCATAAGCAATATATTGATAACTGGTGGAACGCTATTACTTATACACCAGCAGGTGTTCTGAGTTTATCTGATAACTTTGATCAGCTCTTTCAAAGAGAGAAGAAAGAATCAGTCCCTTATCCTTGGCATGGTCTTAATCAAAAGCTATTAGGTCTTAGGCAGGGTGAGCTGGTTACGTTTACTGGTGGTACTGGACTAGGTAAGACTTCCATAATTAGAGAACTAGAGCATTGGTTACTCAAAGAGACTAAAGATACTATCGGGATCATTGCACTAGAGGAAGATTGGACTAGGACTGCAGATGGCATTATATCTATCGAGGCTAACAAACAACTCTATATCGACTCTATACGTGAAGACTTTGGGCAAGAAGCTTATGAAGAGGTAGCTCACAATATTATGGGTGGTGACAATAAAGACAGAGTTCTAGTTCACTCGCACTTTGGATCTAGTGATTTCGATGACATTCTATCCAAGATTAAATACATGGTAGTAGGTAGAGGATGTAAGTGGATTATCTTAGATCACTTACAGATGATAGTGTCTGCTTCAGAGCAAGGTAATGAGAGAGCTTTGATAGATAAGATTATGACTGACCTTAGAAAGCTAGTTGAAGAAACTAAGGTAGGTATGCTTTTGGTATCACACCTTAGAAGGCTAGAAGGTAATAAGGGGCATGAGAATGGTGCTGCAGTATCTCTTAGCCACCTTAGAGGGTCTGGTGGTATAGCTCAGATATCAGATTGTGTTATCGCTATTGAAAGAGATCAACAATCAGAGGATGAATTAGAGGCCAGGACTACTCACCTTAGAATACTTAAGTCTCGTTATACTGGTAATGTTGGTATGGCAGCTCACCTTAGATATGACGATAAGACAGGTAGACTACATGAGACAGAGTATGAGGAAGATGAGCTAACAGATGACATACCATTTTAAAAGGAGAAAAGATGACAGGAAAATATTATAAAACTAAAAAAGATATTCCCCCTACTGCACCTTCACAATCTAATCTACTTTTTGAATTAGCAAATACAGATTACATATCTAAAAATATGTGGGAAAAGTTTGTAGCTAGTAAGTTTTATGCAGATATGTATAAAGATAAATTAGGCTATACAACCAAGGAGGTAGATGACGATCATATATCAGTATTGTTTTTAACAAATGAAGGACTTAGAACATACACTAAATTCATAAATTCAAAAGTTTGGAGATCAAGTTAGATGGGTAAATTAAAAGATTTAGAAGTTGAAAGGTTAGAAAACCTAACTGAAGAAGAACAACAGGAAGAGATGGAGGAACAAGCATTTCTAGATATGCAACTAGAAGAGCATGAATCTAAAAATAATTAGGTGGAGGCTATGAGTAGTTATGTTTTTGACATTGAGACTGATGATATAGATGCCAATAAGATTTGGTGTCTATCAATGATAGATACACATACTGGTGTTCAAACATCTTTTGATCCTTCTCAAGTTAAAGAAGGGCTAGAGATATTATCTAAAGCTGACAAGCTGATAGGGCATAACATCATTGGATTTGATATCCCTGTTATTAAAAAACTAACTGGTATTAATCTAAGTAATAAAAAAATAATAGATACATTGGTTCTATCTCGACTCTTTAATCCAGTTAGAGAAGGGGGTCATGGTTTAGAAAGATGGGGTCAGACCTTGAAATCTAACAAGATAGACTTTCATAACTACTCTAGATATTCACTTGATATGCTGAAGTATTGTGAACAAGATGTTGCTTTAAATTTTAAAGTCTTCAAAAGACTTAGAAAAGAAGCTTCAGGGTTTACTAAGCGCAGCATCTATCTAGAACATGAGACTGCTAAGATAGTAACTACTCAAAGAGAATATGGCTTCTTGTTTGATTTAGAAGCTGGTATGAAGCTGGTAGCTAAACTTAACAGCAGAAAGTTTGAGATAGATAAAGAGATAAAAGAATCTTTCTTACCTAAAAAGAATCATATCAAGATACTTCCTAGATATAACAAAGATGGCAAGCTATTAAAGACAGGTAGTGTTCAGGCCAAAGGAGAAATTATATCTGGAGTAAGATTAACTCAAAAAGAGTTTACTGAATTACAGACTAATAAATGTACTACAAGAGTAACTGAAACTGAATTCAATCCTAACTCTAGAAAACAAATAGGAGAGTACCTACAAGAGCTAGGCTGGAAGCCAAAAGAATTTACTCCTAAAGGCCAGCCCAAGGTAGATGAAAAGATATTAAGCAGTATAAAAAATATCTCTCAAGCTCAATTATTATCTGAGTTCTTAATGCTGCAAAAGAGAATAGCTCAAGTAGATTCTTGGCTAGATGATATGGAAAATGATAATCGAGTAAGAGGATTTGTAAATCATAACGGAACTATTACTGGTCGTATGACTCATAGAAATCCTAATATGGCTCAAATACCTAGCGTTTCCTCTGAGTATGGTGAGGAGTGTAGAGCCTGTTGGATAGTAAAGCCAGGGTATAAGCTAGTAGGAATAGATGCCTCTGGGCTTGAACTAAGAATGTTAGCTCACTATATGGGTGATAAGGAGTATATTGATGAAGTCATTAATGGAGACATCCACTCTACTAACCAAGAACTTGCTGGACTTAAATCAAGAGATCAGGCAAAAACTTTCATCTATGCACTTTTGTACGGAGCAGGAGATGAAAAACTTGGAACTGTGGTGGGAGGATCTAAACGAGATGGAAAAGAACTTAGAGAATCATTTATCACTAATCTCCCATCATTCAAAAATCTTAAAGGAAAGGTTGCAAGAGAAGCTAAAAAAGGTTTCATAAAAGGATTAGATGGACGTAAGCTTCTTATAAGAAGTGAACATTCTGCTTTAAATACTTTACTTCAGAGTGCTGGCTCTATTGTTATGAAACATGCTTTAGTGGTATTCAATAGTGCTTTAGGTCATAAAGATGCCCACTTTGTAGCTAACGTACATGATGAATGGCAGCTCGAAGTTAAAGAAGATATAGCCCCTATGGTAGGTAGCTTAGGAATAAAGTCTATTATCTTAGCAGGAGAGGATTTAGAACTTAACTGTCCTTTAGATGGAGAGTATAAGATAGGAAATAACTGGAGTGAGACTCACTAATGTTTGCTACTAATCCTTGTATTAACTGTGGTGCAACTTTATCTCTATCTTTTAATTTTAAAAAGAGTAGAAATATATGTCGTAAATGTTTACAGACTATCAAGTATTCTCCTTTAGGTAGAGAGTATGTTCATGGAAAGATAAATCAGTTAATAGTAAATAAATATTGGAAGTCTTCTAATAAAACAAAAATTAACTATGGTAAGCCTTATAGTGAAATGGAGATAACTAATGAGTAATCAAGTTATTGCAGATATTTACAATAAGATTGAAAAGTTAAATACAGGAGAGTTAATGATCTCTGAAGAAATCATTGATACTTTTGTAGCAGACTTTAAAAACTCATTACTAGAATGGGCTACACCTAAGAAGAACTCAGGATTTCAATTAAGGTTTTCTAACTTAGGTAAACCACCAAGACAACTATGGTTTGAGAAAAGAAACCCTAGCATTAGTTTACCTTCTCCTATACTTCATATTAAGTTTTTATATGGTCACTTACTAGAACAACTAATATTATTTTTAGTAAGACTTTCTGGCAATACTGTAGAAGATACTCAAAAAGAAGTAACCATAAATAATATTAAAGGACACATGGATTGTAAGATTAATGGAAAAGTAGTTGATATAAAGTCTGCTTCTAAGTATTCATTCCTTAAATTTAAGAATGGAACATTAAGAGAAGATGATCCATTTGGATATATAACTCAACTAACTGCTTATGAACAAGCAGACAATAGTTCTGAAGATAGTTACTTTCTAGTTATAGATAAAGAAACAGGTGAGCTTTGTGCATATACTCCTGAGTTTATGGATAAACCACACATAGAAAGTTTAATAGATAACCTAACTAAAGTAGTAAATGCTAGTGAGCCTCCAGACTTTTGCTATCCAACAATAGCAGAAGGTAAGAAAGGTAACTATAAACTACATAAGAACTGTACTTTTTGCCCTCATAAAAAAGAATGTTATAAAGACTGTAACGATGGTAAAGGACTTAGAGTATTTAGTTATGCTAAAGGTTTAATGTACTTAACAGATGTTCAATCAACTCCTAATGTAGAGGAAGTTTATGAGTGGTAAAAAGTCTAAAGCTATTAGAAAACTAGCAAATGTTTTACTTCTTGATTGGTTAAATAGAAATTTACCAGAAGGTTCTGAAAACTTACCTCTTCAAAGTATAGATAATTATCTTCCAAAAGATAAATACTTTGTAGATAGTGGTAACAGTAGAAGATGTAACTACTACACTAAGAAGTGGGCAGTTAACAAACTTAAAAGTTATTCTAGATCTAATCAACTATCTAGATTTTTACTTATAGAGAATCTATGACAAAAGTAAAGTCGGGTATAAGAAAGAAGAGAATACTACGCCCTGTAGAAGAGAATCTTGTTAAAGGTTATGACTCTAACTTTGAATACGAGCTACATACTACTTTACTAAAAGATTGGGACATACATACAGATACTTTAAATTATGTTGTAGAGCATGTTTATCATCCAGACTTTATTAAAAAGATAGGTAATAAAACAATATACTTAGAGGCTAAAGGTAGATTCTGGGACTACGCAGAGTTCAGTAAGTATATCTGGATACAGAAAGCTTTACCTAAAGATGTAGAGTTAGTATTTTTATTTGCTAATCCATCTGCACCTATGCCTCAAGCTAAAAGAAGAAAAGATGGAACTAAAAGATCTCATGGTGAATGGGCTGAAGCCAATGGATTTAGATGGTTCAGTAGATTTTCATTACCTAAAGAGTGGATTGATACTACTGCATCAGTTCCTATAAATGAAAACTATCCAGAGGAATCTGAGTAATGTCTATAGATAATGAATCACCTGAAGCTTGGGACAAAGCTTATAATGCAGATAAACGGAAAGAGGAAAAAGTGGCAAAGGTTTTTGATGGCTCAATAGTAGAGGATAAAATTAATCCTAGCCATTACAGGACAGATACCATTGAGTGTATAGATGCTATTGAAGCTATGCTAACTCCAGAAGAGTTTATTGGATTTTTGAGGGGAACAATTATGCAATATGATTGGAGATACCCTAATAAGAATGGGATAGAAGATCTTAATAAAAGTCAGTGGTATAGAGATAGATTAATATCTAAGTTAAAAGAAGGCAGATTCCCATGAGCAAAAAGAAATATATCTATGATGCTGATGTAGTCAGAATAATTGATGGAGACAGTATTGTATTAAAAGCAGACCTTGGCTTTGATGTATGGATAAGTAAATCATTTAGGCTTAATGGTATTGATACTCCTGAATCTAGAATTAATATTAAAAAGTATCCTGAAAGAAAGAAAGAAAAAGAACTAGGTCTAAAAGCTAAACAAAGACTAAAAGTTCTTTGTGGTAAGAAAGTATTGATAGAGGTAGTAGATAAAGGTAAGTATGGTAGACCTTTAATTAATATTTTTACTGGTGAAACAGAAAGAAATATATGTAAGATTCTTATAGAAGAAGGACTTGCTATTAAATACCAGGGAGAAAAGAAAACTTATATATGGAAATAAAATAAAACCCCTACCTAACTCGCATATCGTGTTAGAACTCTTAATTAATAAAAGATAGGGGATTTATTTAGGGCGCAGAGTATAGCAGAACTGTTGCGAGATATCTAGTTAGTACATGGCTAGATAGTCTCCTTGTTCGGTGAGTGGCAGCATCGATGCAAAAGATAAGATGAAGTATGGCGCAACAGACCTTGTATGTAGGTTCATTAACCATCAATCTTATCAACTGTCACATCTATTAATTTAAAGGAGAAATATATGTCGTTTTTTAGTTGGTTGAAAAGAATATTTACTGAACCTGCTATAAAAGAAAAAGCAGAAGCTGTTGTTAAAGAAGTAAAAGATACTGTCTCTGAAGGTGTAGATGAAATAAAATCTAGAAGAAAGAGAGCTAGAGATAATAAAGGTAGGTTTGTACCAGATGATCCTACTACAAAAGAAAATGAAGCATACGTTAAAGAAAAGAAATAGACTATTCAAATAAAGGCGTATTCTTACTTACCATTTTAGGAATACAATAAGATGTTACATTCTTTTGTCTATAGTATGGTCTATCATTAGGACTCCATTTACCCATCTCTATAGCACTAGCAAACTCCTGGCATCTATAAACATTCTTAAATACCATTCTGTTGTCTGATACTGTTTCTCCATCTACAACTACAACTAAAAGAAACGCCATCAGCATTTATATCTACCGCATTTTCTCATGTTGCGTTGACGTTCTTTAGCTTGCTCTAATCTTTGTTTAGCTGAATCTAATCTTCTTTCTTGAACAGCTTCATAAACGTACCAACCTGCCCAGCCTACAAAGGCTATAGAAGAAATAATAAAAAGAACAGCAAGACGATCTTTCATTCTTTGTTGTCTTTCTTTACGTTTCTTCTGTATGTCTTTTAAATACTGTTGATGTTGTTTCTCTGACTCTTTACGTATACGTTCTGCGTCTTTCCAAACATCTGACATGCCCATCATCATTAGATGGTCTTTAATTTTATTCTCTACAGCTTTAATCTCTCTACGTTTAATAGAAAGATCCATTGCTTCTTTAGGGGTCAGAGGCCGTTTAAGTTTCTTCTTTCTTTCCCAATCATCTAGCCTTTGAGCAGTGTTACTGAACTTTCCTAAAAGTGCAGCAGCATCTTGAGCATTTGCTTTACCTTCTTTAAATGTTGCAATAGTGCTATTTATAGCTGATAGAGCTGATGTAATAGCAGCAAGTTCTGCAAACATATTTATTTTTTAGAGCCTAGCTCTACCCTCCTAATCTTCCTAAGAGGTAGCCAAGTATAAACATAATAGCTAACTCAATCATTTACGGAAGCTCTGAAAGCCAAAGAAGGCTGCTATAACACCTGCAGTAGATACAAAGTAGACGGAAGCTATATCTCCAAGTATAGATGCAGCCTGATCTAGTTTAAGAAAAGAAGTAATTACAATTAAAGCTGGATACAACAACATACCAAATAGAGCAAACCAGCACATATTCTTTTGGGCATCAGCTTTTTCATTAGCTATCTCTAAAGCCTGTAGTTTTTCAGTGGTAGCCAACTCTTCATCAGTTACAATACCATCACCATCTGAATCATATTTATTATATTTACTATCAGGCTCTAACTCTTTATTCATTTCTCTCTACTTACTTTCTGAGTCTTCTCAACTGTTCTCATAGCACCTAGTCCTAACATACCTAGTAATACAGGCATCATGGCTGACATATCAAGGCTAGGAACTTCAACTCCCATCTCAGCTAATAATAAACCAAAGTTAGCCATAGGGATTAAAATATAATTTGAGAGTAAAGCAACACAACAAGTCCATCCTACTGCTGGCCTCCACCCTGCTACAAACATACTTTTACTGGCAGCTTCAACTTTGTTTACTTCTAGTTGTCCTTTAGCTAACTCTTGAGCATGTCGCTCTGACATAGTTGCAATCTCATGTGCAAGAGCATTTTTCTGATCTTTGTCTTCGATAAACTTGTCTAGTAAACCAGTAACAGGGCCAACTAAAGAACTAAGTATTGCACTCATATTAATAACTCCATATCCAAGGTCTAGGGCTTTTCTCTTCGTTAGTTAAATCATCTAAGTGTATAAATCGTGTAGATACACTACCTTTCTGACTTACCCCTATCCCTTGCATACCTGCAGCTATACCAGCTTCAATTAACTTTATAGCTCGTTCACCATGTACTCTAATGTCTATTGCCCTACCTCTTTGATGCGCTCCTACAGAGTTTTTCTTCATCTCTATAGGATGTTGAGGACATCTATAAGCACTTGATATTTTAAAAGGGAATCCTAGCAAGTCTCTAAGATCATCTATTTTTTTAATAAAAGTAGGATTAATGCCTACAGCTCCACAATGCTGACAGGTTAGTTCATCCGTTTTAAAGTATTTTAGTTCTACCACTTTACTTTATGCGCCCAGTAACGAGCTGAAAGTTTAGATGGCTTGGCATCTTGAGCGTTATGCCTAGCATAGTAAGACTTTCTCCTGGCTTTATCTTTAGCTGTCTTAGGATTCTTACCTGCACCTCTAACGCCTTGTTGACCAAAACGTATGGTCTTTACCTTATCTCCTACTTTAGCTACAACTACATGACTTTTAGTTTTATGATTAGGAGTTCTTTTAGGTTTATTGTAGCCACTAACTCCTGCCCTAGCTAAACGAGGGTCACGTTTAGACTTACCACCTTTTTTATACTCTTCCCTCATCCTTTCTTCCTGTAGGCTCTAGTCTTCTTAGCAATCCGTTTAGGCTGTTTAGAATGTTGTTTACCCTTCTTGGTATCTTCTCTCTTCTTTCTAGTAGTAGCTGCATACTCTTTATCGCTTAATGCTTTAATAGCTTTCTCAGGTAAATACCTTTCTCCTGTCTTAGCACTAGGCTTACCAGACTTAGTACGCCATTTTTGTTTAGTCCAGTTCTTTAGAGATCGTTGAGATTTTTTAAGAGGCATTTTTACGTTTCCTTCTTAGGGCTTCTTTACCACGTTTAGCTATAGCTGCTTGTTGTTTCTTACCAGCTACCTTAGCTCTTTGTTCTAATACAGTGAGTATCTGTATCTTTCTAGCAAAGGGTTTACTTATGTTCTTAACTTTACGTACTGTATCTCTAGCATCTTGAACAGTAGCATATTTAATCCTGACTGTATCTTTAGGGTTCTCATCAGTGTAAAGTCTACGTCCTGATCCTTTAGGCTTTTTACCTGTACCTTTCTTTGGATCAGCCATTATTATTTATAACCTCCACCTTTCTCTTTATATTGCCTCGCCAGCATTTGCGCTTTTCTCGCACTCCATTGTCCAGGCTTGCCTCCTTTTGAACCTGCTTTAATCTTATTAAATAGGTTTTTACGCATGGTAGGCTGAGTATAATTACCTGCTTTATTGACTGTGCTTTTCTTTTTAGCTTTAGGTTTAGATTTAGATTTAGCTCTAGGCATTACTCCTCCTACCTAACAATCTGTTTATCGAATCTTGTTTAGCTAAAGATCCTCTAGCTAGCCCTAGTCTTTTAATAGGATCTTCTTCATCTCTAAAGGCTATACCTGCTTGGAAGTTATAGGGCAGCCCTGTCATTTTATCTATTCTCTCATCAGGTTCTTCAGGAGCGTTAGGAACATTTACTTCTCCACCTTTCTTATATTGTAAAGCTCTTTTACCTGCATCAACTCGTAAAGCTTCATTAATATCTTGTCTTAGTCCCTCTGTTGCAGTATCTATAGGTATACCTGTATCTCTTTCGATTGCTTTAAAAGCTGCAAATCCTGGTAATTTACTTTTAACAAATTGTCCAAAATCTCCAGTTCTTACTAGACGATATACATCGCTTCCGATTGGGCCAAGTGGCCCTAACGCTCCTGCCAAATTAGATTGCCATACCTCTCTAGCTTTAGCTCCTCGCTCAATGCCATCATAAAGAATTCCACCAAACCCAGCTCTAAGGAAAGCTTTTTTATTAGCTTCGTACTCTCCTTCTTCTTCACTTTTACCGCCAGATCTTACCCAGTTTGTAAATCTAGCTGTATACATCATAGCGGTAGCTGCCCCTAATACTCCTGCTGTATTTCTCAGTGGGCTTTTAATTATATCTCTGGCTGCATTACCTAAGACTACTCTTGTAAAAGCAATAGGATAGCCTAGTAATTGAAAGAAGATTTGAGTTTTAGGGTTTCCTACAGCAGTAGGTTTTAAACCAGAAGCAGCACTAGGCTGAAGTATAACCTCACTAGAGAATCTAGCAGCTCCTTCTTTTACTTTCTTGTAAAATGGATCATCTGTCTTACCACCTCTATTAAGCCATTCAATACCTTCATCAACATCTATACCTAACTCTGCTAACTCTCTTCTTTCATCTCTAGTCTTAATAGAGTCTTTTAATCCTTGTCTTTTACTTAAAGATTTTAAGTTTCTTCTAATAACATTTTTACCTGTAGTAAAAGAACTTAATTGAACAAAGCGAGTCCATTGATCTAGAAAGTTAGCTTTAAAATACATATTATTAATTTTTTGATTAAACTTACCACCTTGAATATCTCCGCTTAATCTTTCTGCAGTATCCATTGCAGCACTTTCTAAAGCTAATCCTACCTCTTCTAGCTCTCTCCAAGCCTCTTGTTTTGTATAACCTCTATTAATTAATACCTGTAAAGTCTTATCAAAAGAACTTTTAGTAGCTGTTCCAAAAGCTGAAAAGAATCCTTTATAACCTGCTGTATTTAATACCCCTGCTTTAGCAAAAGGAATAAACACCTCACTTATACTAGATACAGTTGCAAAGGGTAGCAAAGCCATTCTAGTAGCAGTAGAGTATGTATTTACTGCTGTTCCAGCTATAGTGCCTAGTTGATTACCATCTGGATATTCGCCAGTAGTATATTGATAAAGATCTATAATATTTTGTCGATCTGTTTTATCAAAAGTAACACCTTCTGATGTTAGTTTTGTTTCAATAGAATCAAGCCATCTTTTTTCAAATTCCTTTAGATTTCTTGCTTCAAATACTTCTACTTTAGCTAGCTGCTTACTTCCTTGAGATATATAATTAATTAGTGTAGTAGCTAAGTCTTCTTCAATTAAAAATTCTTTTGCCGCTAAATCATCAATCTTGGTAAAGTTTCTGTTATAAAAAAAAGAACTGCCTGCACTGTTTACATCTACTCTATTTTGTACGTCAAGCATACTTTTAATTATTGCTTTAGCTTCATCCTCATCTTTAGCTTCTCCTGAACGTACTAATATTTTTCTAAATGCTGGTCTATTATTGAGTATTGCATCTCTATTCCAATATCTAGGAAGATAATTAGGCAATAACTGATCTATTATTCCTGCATCCTTTAGCTTTGTACCAAAGTCATCTAATATTTCTCTAAGACTTTTAACAGCTTGAGCTAAATCAGGATTATCTACTTTTGCACCACGTAGACCATTCATTATTATTTCGTGAGAAACTTCGTCTGTAAAACCTAATCTACCTTTTAAAGCACCAGTTGATCTAAAAGGTTCTAAAGCTAAACTAATAGCACTGGTATAACTTCCATTTAAGTTTCGCCATGTTTCGTTAAAATCTTTTCTACCATCCTTTCTACTTCCTAAGTCATAACGAAATCTAGTTTGTAGATCTTTTACAATATCTCCTGCTTTTTTTAATGTAGGAGAACTTAGTATTTCTGCAGGTTTTAATACAAACCTAGTCCCTTGTCTTAAAGCAAATCTATTTATTCTTTGTAAAAAACTAGGATCTTTAGTTATATCACTATCAGGTGGTAAATCTTTAACACTTTCATCTACTATATCTTGAATTGCTCTAGCAGTTATATCTCCACCTTCTATTTCTTTAGCTAATCTTTCTGCTGCTTCACTAGGAGGATCTGTTGGATTAGCATTAGGCTTTAAATCTTTAAGCTGTTCTGGTTTTAATACTTCTCTATCAATACCTTCAGGTATTTGAATCTCACTATTATTATCAGCTTTAGTTTGAGCAATCTTAGAATATTTGTTCTTTATACTTTTGTAAGCTTCTGAGCCTACTTCAAAAGTTTTATCACCAGCTACACCTATTATGTTTCCAAAAGCTGCCATTAATGCAACTTCAGATTTATCTATTCTTTCTTTTTCATCTACAGCAATATCTCTAGATTGCTCCGCAATATTAACTAGCCCTTCATAAGCAGCAGCACCTAATGCTGTTTGGCTAGTTGCACGTTTTGCAAATCCTTTAACTCCTCTACCTACTTTAGATTTATCTAAATTTTTAGATAAACTTTTAGCTACTTGACTGACAGATGCTGTAGCTTTAGGAGATGCTGCTAAAGTTGTAGATAAAATCTTTTGTCTTGCAGCCTTAACTGCTGCTTGTCTCCCTATTACTCCTGGTAAACCTCCAGCAGCTATAGCTATATAAAGACTAGGATCAGTTGCTATATCAAATGCTCCTTGTCCAAAAAGCTTTAAGTTTTCTATTCCTTTAGCTTCTGTTTGATTATCAAATATATCTCGTAATTCTCTATAAGAAGCTTTAACTTTTTCAGGAGCATCTTTTAGTAAAAAAGCTCTATTTGTTAAGACAGTTAAATCTAGATCATCTAACATAGCTTCAGCTATATCTTTAGAATAGTCTTCAACATCAGGTAATAAATTATTAGAACTAAGATAGCCAAAAACATTTTCACCTAACTGTTTAACTCTTTTATTTGAGTTAAACTCAGCTATAGACATTTTTCTGCCATCAGGCATAAGACTTTTAGTTTCAGCTATATCTGGTTCATAAGCAGGTGGAGGCTTAATTGACTTTGATTTTTCAATATCAGCTAAATACTTTTGATATTCTTCTTCGGTCATAATATTTGAAGTGAAGGTTTACGTATATAATATGCTTCATCACCTAATAGTAGATAAGGTAATGTAATTGTATCTATTGTTAACTGTCCTGATTCTTCATTTCTTGTAACATTTGTTCCAGCTTTCTCTAAATACTTTACATTTTCTTCTTTTACTATAATAGGAGTTGGAAGTTGTATTTGAATATTAAATATAGATTCATCATCTTTTCTAGTTTCTTTCATTTTAAGAAACATGTGATCTTTTTCATCATCAGAAAGATTTTTAAAGTTACTTTGTATTTGTTTTATGTTAGAAGGATCTTTAATAAAAGAAATATATAACTCTCCACCTATTTTCTTTGTATTAGAAGTGTCTATTGATGCTACTTTAAAATATCTATCTACTCCCATACCTACAACAAAAGGATTAAGATCTATATCAGAGTAATCTATATTAGCTCTTTCTTTGTTTGTAATACCTTGATGATATTTACGCAGTAACTTTCCTAGAGTGTCAGAGTCAGTTAATGCTCCCTCATCATATTCTTTAGCTGCAGCCAATATATTGAAAGCAAGTCCTACTTTTTCTGAATCACTTGGAGCATAATTATCTGCAAATCGTTTTGCATCAGTTAATAAATTACCTAGAGCTAAAGCTCGTACTTGTACGTTTTGTAAGGCTGCTTTAGATAATTGATTTTGTACTGTTGTAGATGTACTACGAGTAGCTGCTGGCATTAGTTGAGTTAATACAGCTTTGGTTTCAGGGGATTGATAAATAGATGAATCAGAAAATAAAGAAGCTGCTTTATTAATAATTTTAGAGCTTACCTTAGCAGGGTCAATTTCTAGCTTTTTTAACTCTTTAGAAGTTATATATTCTTGCCCATCAATTCTAGTTCCAGTTAATTCAATAACTTCTCCCCAGATATTTTTTCTATCTTCTTTAAATTGAACTGGAGTCGCATCCCCAAATGTATCAACATACTTTTTTGTTTCTGCATCACTTGTATCAAAAGTTTTATACTCTTTAGGAATACCATCTTTACCTACTTTGGTTTCAATCATGCTTCTGAGTGTAATAGTCTCTCCAGCCACTTCATGTTCTTTATCTTCATACCTTCTATTTATTAGCCTCATTGCAGGTAAAGGATATTTTTTAAAGAAATCTTCTGACTTTTTAGCTACATTTAGTGCTGTATCAATATTAAGTCCTTGCCTAAATAACTCTAGTGCTTTATTTCTTTCTCTAAGAGTTGTTGTATTAGATTGAATAACTGCTTCACTACTAGATTGTCTATCTTCTTTAGTTAAACCACGTTCAGTAATTTTTCTAATTAAAGCATCACCTATGCTCTTTGCGTTAGGATTAGACTTTTTTATTTCATCAAATAAATCTTGAGAAGATTCAAAGTCTTCTCCTGGCTCCGCAGTCAACATACGTTTAGCCTTTAAGTAATTACCATAAATACCCTGAGTAGAATTTTCAGGATTAAAGTCTGCTTTAGCGTAGTCATCTCCGAATAATGTGTGATTAATTAAGTCTTGTCTTAATTTAATTTTGCTTTCGTCATTTATCCAAGGTACATTATTAGGGCCATATTTAGTATTCCAGTTAGGTATAATCTTAGAAAAGAAACCGTCATCAAACCTTTCTTCTGCCTTTTTTCTATAAAAATCAGCGACAGACATACCATTAGCTACAGCTTGATCTTCTATTCCTTGAAAACTTTTTCTTAATTCTGTGTTTCTTTTTGCTAGTCTTTCAGCAATTTTAACTGGCTCTTGCTTTAAGTAGTTTTCATACTTCTTTTCAAATATTTTATCGCCCAGCCTCATAGCTAGGCCAAGTCCAGTTTCTATTAATTGCGCTTTTCTATTACGCCTTCTTGCTCTTCGAAAGCCTTCATCTTGCCTATCAAGTAAGCTTTGTCCTAAACCTTCTATTCCAGTTACTTGTACCATTTATGCTTCCCTCGCTAATAAAGAGCGACCTTCAGGAATTTGTTCTATCTGATCCTCTACACTTTTAGGTATTACACCTTCAGGTATCTTTTGAGTTTCTTTGAATTTATCAAAGCTTTCCATCTTACCAAAAATAACATCTTCTTCTTCTGCTGCATCATCTATACTTTCATCATCGTAGATAACAGGATCTATTAATGCTCTTTCAGCTAGAGCTAATATCATGTAAGTAGTAGGTTCAATTAATCTTAAAAGTAAATCAGGATTCCATAATCCTTCTGTAAATCCTTTAAATAATATAACTCTTGTTATATCCATAATAGGAACACCATCTTCTAGTGAATCCATCATAGAATCATAAAGATCTTCATCTACTAATTTACTAAAAATATGTTCTGAAGCAGTATGAACAGAACTAAACTGAGGGGCTTTCTCCCAAGGCCAAGGACTTTCAGGATCACTTGTAAGACTTTCCCCTGGAATAGGTCTATCCATATTAGCAAAATATTTTCTTTCTAGATCATCCATTTAATTATTCTCAAGCCATTAAGTTGCCATTAGGTTTTGATTCATAGCTGGCAGCACGTTGGGATAAAGAGGTTGCATAGCTTTAATTTGCTCCATGTTAGCTTGATTTAGGCCATAAGTAACTGCATCAAATGGATTCTGTTGTGATGAACCCATAGCCACCATTGTATTAAAGTCTACTTCATCTCGTTCAATTCTTTCATCTGGCGTTGTAACAGTATATGCAGTACCTCGCCCCTCATCTATCTCTTCTGGGCCAGTAAGTGCAGAATAAGCAGAAGCTATAGTGCTAACAGGTTTTTCTACTAGTTTAGCTCCAAAATCTTTTGCCATTCCTATACCTTCTGATGTAACTGCAGAACCTGCTTTTTCTAATAAAGAAGGAGTCTTTTCTACAGCTATGTCTTGAATACCTATCCCTTTAAAGGCTTCTTTTTGAGCTTCATTAACTACTCTTGAACCTGCATCTAATATACTTTCTTTAGCAGCATCTTGAACTAATGTAGCATCTGCACTTCCTGCAAACTCAACATTACGTCTAGCTCCTCCAATACTTTTCTCTACATTTTGAAAAGGATTATTACTAACTGTAGATGTAGGATTAGTAATAACAGTTCCTTGCTTAGCAATCTCATTTACTATAGTTCCTTCTTGAGCTGCAAGTGAGAATAAATCCGTATTAAGCTCAGTTCCAAAAGCAATTTTACTTCCAGTTATTTCTGGATTTAATTTAAGTAGATTCTCTGGAGACATACCTAAATTATTTGCCATATCTTCAACAGATATACCTGCTTTACTTACAACTTTAATAGTCCCATCTCTAGCACCTGCCTTCCAAACATTGCCTATATTTTTAAATGCTGCGCTAGTTCTACTAAAAGCAGAATTTTCAGGGCCAAAGAAAGTAGGAGCTGCACTTTTTATTTGAAACAAACCTGTGCTTGTTCCAAATTTATTTAAAGCTGTTTTACCAAATTCAGTTATAGCAGTAGTAATACTATTAAATCCTGCTTTAACTGCAGTTCCAAATCTATGCGCTCCTGCTAGTATTTTACT